TTTATATGAATTCAGATGAAACTGCTGCTGAAGCCGAAGCGGCAGTAGTACCAGTTAGAATTCCTGCACATGAACCATGGTCAGATCATGAAAATAATAATCCAAAAGAATTCGTAGCTGATAAAACAGCTGCAGTTTCGTTAGAAGAAAGAAAAGATTTTGTAAACGGTACACTAGCAGAAGCACCGGCACAGCCTGAACTAACTGATACATTTAAGCGTTCAACATAATAAGGTAAATACGGTATGAGTACAATAGAAAAAAGTTTATACAAACAAGTTTCAGTAAAAGGTAGTAATAACTCTGATAAAATTACCACAGAAAAAAGCCCTACATACAGAGGCTTTAGCACAGTGGATGATGAGGGAAGTAGTCATATACTACATGACATTGCCCTTATTAAACAAGATATTATCAATCACTTTCATATCCGTCAAGGAGAAAAACTTAGTGATCCTGAATTTGGAACAATTATATGGGACATATTATTTGAACCATTAACAGATACAGTTAAAAATGCAATTGTTGAAAATGTGTCAAGAATTATAAACTATGATCCTCGTGTTCAAGTAAATCAAATTACTGTAGATTCGTATGAAAGTGGTATTCAAGTGGAGTGCGAGCTTTCATATCTACCTTATTCTATAGTAGAAAAACTTCAGTTAAAATTCGATGAGGACGCTGGGTTTTTAACACAGTAATTATATACGCACTTATCGATCTCATATAAATACTGTTATAGATAAGGAATAGCCGATGTCGTCAACAGATAGACAAAATAGACTGCTTTTAGCAGAGGACTGGAAAAGAGTATACCAGTCATTTAGAAACGCAGATTTTCAGAGTTACGACTTTGATAATTTACGCAGAACCATGGTTCAGTACCTAAGGGAAAACTATCCCGAAGATTTTAATGACTATGTTGAATCAAGTGAATACCTTGCACTAATAGATCTTATTGCATTCTTAGGTCAAAATATTTCTTATCGTATTGACTTAAATGCTAGAGAAAATTACTTAGAACTTGCAGAGCGTAGAGAATCAGTTCTCCGTTTAGCACGTTTGCTTTCATACAATCCTAAGCGTAATCAACCTGCTAACGGATTACTTAAAATTCAAAACATTAGAACTAGTGAAGAAGTTAGAGACAGTAATAATGTTAACTTACAGGGTCAAAATATTACTTGGAATGATCCTGCTAACAGCGATTGGTACGAACAGTTTATTAAGGTAATGAATACAGCATTGCCTGTTAACGGAACATTTGGTCGACCAGCAAAAAAATCAGTTATAGCAAATGTTGACACTGAGCAATACAGATTTAGTAGTACTAATACTGATGTACCTACATACCAATTTAACAAAACTATTGATGGCAGAGCTGTGCGCTTTGAAATAGTATCTACAGATATTACAGACACTATTCAAGAAGAAGCACCATTCCCAGGAAACAACTTTGCTATGTTATATAGAGATGACGGCAAAGGACCTACAAGTTCAAATACAGGATTTTTTAGTCACTTTAGACAAGGTGTTTTAGATCAAGGTGTATTTACAATTAATGACTATGCATCAAACCAAGCTGTTGCAATTGAAACTCCGCAAATCAATAATACAGATGTGTGGTTATACAGTTTAGATAGCGTAGGCAACGAAAAAGAATTATGGACTAAAGTTGAAGCTCTACAGGGTAACAATGTCATTTACAATAGTCTTAACAAAGATAATAGAAATGTATATTCTGTACTAACTAGAGTTGACGATAGAGTTAGCCTAGTGTTTAGTGATGGAGTATTTGGAAATATTCCAACTGGACAATTTAAAACTTATTTTAGAACTAGTTTAAATGAAAGAGTTATTATTACTCCTAAAGATTTTAGAGGAATAACAATTACAGTTCCTTACCTTTCAAAGCGTAATAAATTAGAAACTCTTACAATAACTTATAGTTTACAATATACAGTTGATAACAGTACTAATAGCGAATCAACAGCGTCAATAAAACAAAATGCACCAACAACATACTATACACAAAATAGAATGGTTACAGGTGAAGATTATCAAATTGCACCTTTAGGAATCAATCAACAAATTGTAAAAGTTAAAAGTGTTAATAGAGTCTCAAGCGGAATTAGTAGATATTTTGATCTAGTAGATGCTACTAGCAAGTACAGTCAAACAACGTTGTATGCAAATGACGGTGTTGTATATAAAGAAACACAAACTAAAAAGGATGGATTTTCTTTTACTACTAGAACCGATGTAGAAGGCGCTGTAGAAAATACTATTGTACCAATCTTAAGTGATAAGAAAATTAGAAATTATTACTTTGATAAATTTAACAAAATTATAACAAGAGACTTAGGTGTTAATTGGGTACAGACTACAAAAGAAACAAATCTATCTACAGGATATTTTAAAAACATTGAAGACGTTCCGTCAACATTAGGTAATTTTACTGGATCTATTCTAAGTCTTGTTACTGTTGGATCTTTAATAAAAGTAATTGCTCCTGGATATGTTGCAAAAACTAATGCATCTGATCCTGATACTTCGACTAATCACTTTAATTCAAAAGGTGAACTGATTAACGGAACAGCAAAACTATTAGGTGACAGTTATTACAAATGGGTAAAAGTTGTTAGAATTAATGGAACTGGTTTTGAGCCAACAGAAGATGGCGCAGGTGCTGTTATACTAAATGATATTATTCCAACTGGAGCAATACTATTTGAAATTAAGCCACCATTAGCTAATAACCTAGAATCGGGCGTTAAACAGCAAATAATTGATCAAATATTTTCGTACAAAACATTTGGTTTACGATTTGATCAAGTTGCTGCAGAATGGCGTATTGTTACAGAAAATAACTTATCACTAGGAACAGGATTTAGTACAGGTAAAACTGGCGATGTTACAAATCAAAATCTTGATGCAAGTTGGTTAGTTTTATTTGAAACAAACGGAGAAAGGTATACTATTACATATCGTTCAATGAGATTTGTTTTTGAGAGTGATAATGAAATGCGTTTTTATTATGATTCAAGCGATAAAATATTTGATAATAAAACAGGAAAAATTATTAAAGATAGTGTCACTGTACTAAACATTAATACACAGCCTGATAATCCAGCACCGTTTACTCAAGATTTTAATTGGGAAATAGTTGATGCATATAGAGATAACGATGGCTATGTTGATAGTAAAAAATTAGAAGTCAGTTATTATGACGATGACGAAGATGGCGTAGTAGATGACGCAGATTTATTTGAAGAAATTGTTCAACCAGAAATAAACTCTACTAACAAATATATTATCTTTGAAAAAATTACTACAGCTGATGGTGTAGAAGATTTCAACTATCTTTCAAATAATGACGATTCTATAATTATTTTAAATTCTAAAACTGAAGTTGCTCCATTTAGTACATATACTGATCAGCAAATATTTTATTATATAGATACTGATGTATTTGAAATACTAGACAAGACAGCACTTAAATTAAATATCACATCTAATTATAAAGCAAGGATAGGTAGAGATAACTTAAAATTCCGCTACATCCATGCAGCAAGTTCTGAGTCTAGAATAGATCCTAGTGCAAGTAATATTATTGATATGTATTTGCTAACTAGAAACTACGATAATAACTTTAGACTATGGTTACTTGAACAATCTCAAACAAAACCGCTACCACCAAGTAGTGATCAGTTGTTTATTGAGTATGGCGCAGAGCTAAACAAAATTAAGTCATTAACAGATGAAATTATATATCATCCGGTTAAGTATAAAGTACTATTTGGTAACGAAGCAGATCAAGAATTGAAAGCTAAATTTAAAGTTGTAAAAAACGCAGACAAAGTTTTAAATGATAATGATGTCAAAACAAAAGTAATCACAGCAATTAATCAATTTTTTGCTTTAGATAATTGGGACTTTGGTGAAACATTTTACTTCTCTGAACTGTCAGGTTATGTTATTAATGAACTTGCACCTGATATTTCATCGTTTATTCTTATACCAGTACAAGAAGATCAATCATTTGGTAGCTTGTATGAGATTAAATCAGAAGCAGATGAAATTTTTATAAGTGGTGCTAGTGTAGATGATGTTGAAATTATTGATGCTATTACAGCTTCAAGATTAAAAGCATCAGGAAGTGTTGTAACAAAATCAACAACAGTAAATGCTGGAATACAAAGTGCTATATTTACTGACACAGCAACTCCTGTTAGTACAACGTCAACAAATTCAAATTCAAGTAGCTCAAGTAGCTCAAGTAGCTCAAGTAGCTCGAGTAGTTCAAGTAGTTCATCAGGCAGTTCAGGTAACGGAGGATATAGTTACTAATGGCATACGACAAGGATAAAAGCGAATTACCTCTTCCAGGGGAAAATTCACAGCGTAGACAAAGTGTTAGGCATTTACCTAAATATTTTAGATCAGAGAAAAATGAAAAATTCTTACAGTCTACATTAGATCAGTTATTACAGCCTGGAGTGTCAGAAAAGGTTAATTCGTTTGTAGGTAGAAAAACTGCAAAAGCATATGATGCTGATACTGATAGATATTTAGATGATGTTACATCTGACAGGGCTAATTATCAGCTTGAACCAGTTAGTGTTATTAAAGATAATCTGGGAAATACAGAATTTTTAAGAGACTATATGGATTATATAAATCAAATTGATAATTTTGGTGGCAACAATTCTAATCATAGTAGAAATAATAAACAAGAATTTTATTCCTGGAACCCAAGTGTTAATTGGGATATGTTTTCAAACTTCCGTGAATACTATTGGTTGCCTACAGGACCACAAACAGTAGTTGTTCCTGGAGATGCCAAAGAGATTACTAGTACATATACGGTTGAAATACAAAATGCTCTAGGCGATTTATCTTATTTGTTTACTCCTGACGGAGCAACAAACAATCCTACACTAAAGTTATATAGAGGTGTAAAGTATAGATTTGAAATTAATGCTGTTGGATCTCCTTTTACATTTAGAACTGCAAGAACACTTGAAGATGAGTTTTTATTAACTGACGAAGTGTCGCAACAAAATGTAGAAGACGGTGTTATAGAATTAACATTAGGACCTGGCACACCAAATGAAATTTATTATGTTGCTGATAATGATATTAATATGGGTGGATTGATTAGAGTTGCTAATCAATCTGAAGCAACAGTAATTGATGTTGAATCAGAAATTATTGGAAAAAAATATTATCAAACTAACGACGGATGGAGTCTTACTAACGGATTAAAAGTAAGATTTTCCGGCGAAGTTTTGCCTGCAAAATATTCAAATTCAGAATGGTACGTAGAAGGTGTTGGCAATAAAATACAATTAGTTTCTGATATTGATGTTGAAGTTAGTTTTCCAGTAGGTATTGATTTACTAGTACCGTTTGATGATAACAACGACGGCTTTGACTCTTTACCTTTTGGATCAGCAACAGGCTATCCACGTGATAAAGATTATATTACAATCAACCGTGCAAGTCCAGATGGCAACTTTTGGTCAAGATATAATAGATGGTTCCATAGAGAAGTAATAGAACTATCTGCAAAAATTAACAATTTAGTTCTTGAAGTTGATCAAAGTCAACGTGCTAATAGACCTATTATACAATTTGACCAAGGATTAAAGTTATATAACTTTGGTACAAAGACAAAACAAGTAGTTGATCTTATTGATGATTATACTACAGATGCGTTTAGTATAATTGAAGGTAGTGTAGGTTATAATATTGATAGTGTACAACTTGCAGAGGGAATGAGAGTATTATTCCTTAACGATACAGATCCATTAGTTAAAGGTAGAATATTTGAAGTTAAATTCATTAAATTTACAGGAAGCGGCAATAATGGACAAATTAGTTTAGTTGAGACTGGTGACACTTTACCACAAGCAGGCGAAAATGTTTTAATTACTAGAGGTAAAGAGTTTGCAGGTACAATGTGGTACTACGACAGTGTAACCTGGAATAAAGCACAAGAAAAAACAGCAGTAAATCAGCCGCCTGTATTTGATATTTTTGATGCAAATGGAAAAAGTTATTCGGATACATCAGTATATCCTGCATCGAATTTTAGAGGTACAAAACTTTTTAGCTACAAAGAAGGCCAAGGCAGAAATGATACTGTTTTAGGATTTCCAATCTCTTATAGAAGTATTGAAAATGTAGGCGATATTGTTTTTAACTTTGATTTTAATCAAGATACTACACAATATCAAATTGACGATCAAACATATACTATAAATGTTAACAACGGTTACTTAAGACAATACTTACAAAACAATCAATATCAATTAGTAGGCGCTTATGTTAAAGCAAATATTCCTAGTAATCAAGAAGTAGTATTACAGTATGTTAATGATGGCACAAAAATTAGCTATCCTATTAACAGTTATGATAAAAGTGCATTTGTAGAAGATTTAAAAGTTAATGTAACTGTTAATAATAAAGTTGTATACGAAAATACTGATTATGAAATAATTTCTACAGCAGACAAAGTAAAATCAGTTAAATTTTTAAATAAAATTTCTGACAACGCAAATGTTATAATTAAAACAACATCTGCTACTTCTAAAAATCAAAACGGCTTTTACGAAATTGCACCAAATTTAGAAAAGAATCCACTTAATGCTAATGTTGAGACATTTACATTAGGCGAAGTTACTGACCATGTTAGTAGTATTACACAAAACGCACCAGACTTTGTTGGAGTATTTCCAGGTACTAGTAATTTAAGAGATATGCACAATTTAAGTGTATATGGTAGAAAGTTTATTAAACACTCTGCTCCATTAAATCTTGCAATGTTCTCTACATTAGACAAAG